TCGACACGATCTTCCGCTACAAGGGTTCGCGCTCGAAGGTGGAGCAGTCGCTCGAGTTCCCCCGCGTGGACTGCCTCGACTGGTCCTCGCTGCCGGTGGTTGGCGTCCCGCTGCGGGTCAAAAACGCCTGCGCGGAACTGGCGTTCAAGGCGCTCTCCGAAGATTTGTATCTGGACCAAGATCGCGGCGGCAAGGTCGTCAGCGAGTCGGTGGGGCCGGTCAGCGTCACCTACGCGGCCGACGCGCCCACCGGCAAGGTGTGGCAGTTGGCGCACAACTTCCTGCAGCCGTTCGTGCGCGACAAGACCCTGCGCCGTGGCCCGCAGACTGCCGCGCTGCCGGAGTCGACCTACTTCAACTTCGGCATGCACGACAACCCGAGCCTCGGCTCGACCAACACCGACGCGCTGCTCGGCGGGGCTTGATGGATGAAATACAGCGCCGCCGCCCGCACCGCCAACGGCCTGATCGGCCGCAAAGGCGCGACTGCGACCTTCACCCGCGAGACTGCCGGCGCGTTCAACGCCGTCACGCAGGTGGAAACGGTCACGACCACGACGTTCACCATGAACGCGGTGGGCGTGCCGCCCGGGCGCTCGGCTGAGTTCCGCATCGGCTCGCTGGAGCGCCGCAACATCATCGAACTGCACCTCGCGCCCAACGGCGGCACCACGCCGATCCCGGGCGACAAGGTGCGCTGGGACGGGGCCGACTGGACCGTGATCTGGGCCAACGCCCTGAACCCGGCTGCCGACGGCTCGCCCTACGCGCTGATTTACGCGGAGCGGTGATGGCAAACGGTCGGACCTTCAACGCGGACATCAAGGCTTGGGCAGCGCAGTTCCCGGGCAAGATGGACGCGCTTGCCCGTCAAACGAGCCAGCAGGTGAGCGAGAACGTCATCGCCTCGACGCCCGTGGACACGGGCTTCCTGCGCTCGTCGTGGCAGCCGAGCATCGGCGCGCCAGAGGCCGCCAAAGGCGCTCCCGGCGCACAGTCGCAGGCTGCCAATGCCGTGGCCCTGACCGTGGCCCGCATGAAGGCGGGGCAGGTCTACTACCTCACCAACAACGCGAACTACGCCAAGCACGTCGAGTTCGGCACCAGCAAGATGTCCGGGCGGTTCATGGTGACCGACAACGTGAAACGCTGGCCGGTCGTGGTCGAGTCCGTGGCGAAAGATTTGGGGCTGAAATGACCGTCGCCACCTTTCACTCGAACATCCGGGCGGCGTTCCGCCAAAAGCTGCTGACCCTTGCCAACGTGCCCTCGCAGGCGTGGGAAGGTCGGCCGTTTCAGCCCGTCAAGGGCACCCCGTTTGTGTCGGAGAGCGTGCGCGCCATCTCGTCGGTGGTTCGCGCCCTCGGCCTTGGCGGAACCATCGCCCACACCGTGACGGGCAACTTCACATTCCACTACCCGGCCGGCAAAGGCACGAACGACATCGACGGGATGGTGGGCAGCACGTTGGCGCTGTTTCGGCCGGGGACGATTCTGTCCTACGGCAATGACAGCGCCACCGTTCAGCAAGCAGAGCGAACCGCCGTCTCGCAGGAGCCGGATTGGATCAATGTCACCGTGATAATCACGGCCGTGGGACACACGGTTAACTGAACCTTGCCCGCCGGAGCGGTGCAGCAACAAAGGAGCCTCAAATGCCTCTTCAGTCCAATGTAAATGTCGAGCTTCGCTACGGCGCGGAATCCACTTTCGGCACGCAAAGCGCGGCCGCCGGCCAGAAGCTGCGTCGCGTGTCGTCGTCGCTGGCCCTGACCAAGGACGTTTTCACCTCGAACGAGGTGCGCCCTGACATGCAGATTTCCGACATGCGTCACGGCGTCAAGCGCGTGGCCGGTCAGATCGCGGGCGAACTGTCCAAGACCACCTATGACGACCTGATCGCCGCCGCGCTGCGCGGCACTTGGGCCACAAACGAACTGGTCAACGGCGTGCTGAAGCCGTCATTCACGTTCGAGCAGTACTACACCGACCTCGACATCTCCGAGGTGTTCACCGGCTGCCGCGTGGGCGAGATGAACGTGTCGATCCAGCCCACGGGCATGGCGACGATCACGTTTGGCATCCAAGGCCAAGGCATGACCACCTCGAGCGGCAACGGCGCTCCGGTGTTCGCAACGCCGACCGCTGCCACGGCCACCAGCATCCTGTCGGGCGTCAACGGCACCATGAGCATCGATGGCATCGGCTCGACCATCATCACCGGCATGGACTTCGCGCTGACGAACAACCTGAACTCGCAGCCCGTGATCGGCTCGACCACCGTGCCCGAGATTTTCTACGGCCGCTCGGTGGTGACCGGCACCGTGTCGGCGTTCTTCGACAGCACCACGCTGCTCAGCGCCTTCATCAACGAGACCACCGTGAAGCTGTCGATTGCCATGACCGGCACCGACTCGACCTCGATGACCTTCAAGATGAACAAGGTCAAGCTGAACGGCGCGAACAAGACCATCGGCGCTGACGGCGGCGTGATCGTGCAGCTTCCGTTCCAAGCGCTGCTTGCCACGAGCGTGGCCGGCGACGCCGACGGCACGCTGGTGGTCGAGCGCTCGGCCTAAACCTCAACCCGCGAGGCGCATTTTTCAGCGCCTCGCTTCTTCAAAGGAAAGCCCCCATGCAATTCGATCTCGCACAAGTTGACACCAAGACCCTCGCCGACAGCGGCGTGGACATGCCGGTCAAGACCCTCGAAGGCCAGCCGCTGCTGGCGCGCAACGGCGAGGGCATCGCCATCACGGTCCTCGGCTCGGACAGCAACAAGTATCGCTCCCTGACTCGCGCCCAAGTGCGCAAGCGCATGGAGCAGATGGCAGGCGGCAAGACGCCCGTTATGACCGAGGCCGATATGGACGAGACGGACCGCGACGTGCTGGACATCCTCGTGGCCTGCACCGTCGGCTGGAAGAACGTCCTGAACACGGCCGGCGAGCCGATCCAGTTCACCGAAGAGAACGTGCGCAAGCTGTACGCCAACTACCCGGTGATCCGCGAACAGGTCGAGGCGTTCATCAGCAACCGCACGAATTTTATTCAGCCCTCGTCGCAGGGCTGATTGCGTTCGGCAAGCACCAGTTTCATCGGGTGCAGCAGGTCGGCAAGGCGACGTTGGCCGACCATCTGGCGGTCGTTGCTCGGGCGAGGGGTCGAAAGGTCGACGAAAATGCGCCCACGTTGCCGCGAGAGATGCGCTACCTGTGGAGGCAGTTCATGAGCCTCCATCGGGCGCGCACTTCGAACGGCTGGGGGCCAAACCCGATCACGTGGTCCGAGTTGGACGCTTACTGCCGGCTGACCGGCGTGCAGCTTGATCCGTGGGAGGTGGAAGCAATCCGGGCGCTCGATGAGGCGTTCCTCGATGCGGCGGCCGGCGGACACGACACAGAGGCACAGCATGTCTGAGATGTTTCACTTGGGGTTTGAGATCGACACGCGTCCGCTTGCGGACACGGCGACCAAGGCCGATCAAGCCGCCAAGGCTGCTCAGAAGCTCGGCGACGCAGAGCAAGAGCTTGCCAAGAAGGCGAAAGATGCCGCCGATGGCATGAAGAAGGCTGGCGACGAGGCCGCCAAAGCCAAGGGGCAGTTCGACGACGCCGCCAAATCGAAACAGGGCGTGACCAAGTCCGCCAAGGACTACGAGCAGCAACTCGGTCAACTCACCGGCACCCTGCGCCTCAACCAGCAAGAGTTGATGGGCATGGTTGGCGCGCTGCGGGGCCAAGGTGGCCTCGTGGGCGCGCTTGAGGGGGCGTCGGGTATGTTGGGCCGGGTCGGGGCCATGCTCGGCCCTGTGGGCATTGCCTTGACCGCTGGCGCGGTCGTCGTGGGCGTGATGGGCAAGCAGTTCTGGGACTTGCAAAAGAGCCTTGCGGGCGCGCAGGACTCGATGGGCTTGCTGGACGCCCGTCTGCGCAACACGCTCGGCTCGTCGTCGGCTGCCAAGACGACGATGGACGACCTTTACAAGGCCACGCAAGCAACCGGTCTTGGGTTCAAGGACACCGCCGACTCGTTCCTGCGGCTCGCCCGCAACGCCGATGCGTTGGGTGCGTCGCGCACGCAAATTCAAACGCTCACCGACACCGTGCAGAAGCTCGGAGCGGTGTCCGGCGCGTCCAAAGGCGAGATTGGCAGCGGCATGCTGCAGCTTTCGCAGGCGCTGGCGTCGGGCCGTCTGAACGGCGACGAACTGCGCTCGATCATGGAAAACATGCCGGCGCTGGCAAAGGCCATCGCCGACAACCTTGGCG